TACCTGGTTAACAAAGGCCTGTCTACGCTCAAATTGTGTTAATTGTGAGGCAGATTTACCAATAGAGGCGGCATAAGCTTGAACTGCTGGTTCAATACGTGTAAAGATACCAATTTCGTCTAATAGTTCAGGCTCAAGCTTGATAGCACCACGAGTGATACGCTGAAAAGCGTCAGTTAGATTTCTACCAAGAGCCCTTGAAGCTTTAATAGCTACTCCACCTAACTCTTCTATCTGTTGAGAGTTAAATCCGGCAGATAGTGCTAAGTTAGCCTGTGTAGCAGCTTCAATAATTGAGAGCTGACCATCGGTTATGTCTTTTAGAGATTGGACAACTTGGGTCGCGCTAGAACCCACAGCAGTAGCTAACTGCTCAGTTCCACGAAGAATTGTTTCAAACTGAGCAGCGCGATTTAATGCTGTAAATGCGGCAGTAAGAGCAAAAACGTTAGCGGCAGCTGCGGCGTAAACACCAACAACTCCGCCTAATCCTTGAGCCTGTGCAGAAAAAGAGCGACCCGCTGAAGCAGAAGACTGCCCCAAGCGGGTTTGATTACGAGTTAGAGTTTCGCTAGACTTAGAAACTTTATCAACTTGCTTAGACGCTTTCTCAGCGCCAGTAGTCTTAATCTGATTTTCAATGACATTTCTTACTCTTGCCATTTATCTACCTCTCTTAGCTTTAGAAAGTTGCTCTTGTTCTTTTCTTTTTTGAGCGTAATACTTACCAAGCTCATCTTCACAAACTTTTAGTAGTTCAAAAACTTCACGTTTGTCATCAATCTTATAAAGGTCCATAATATCAACGAGACCGTTATAATTTTTTCCGAGCCAGACACCATTCATACCTTCCCATATATCAGGTAGTGCATTAAGTAAAACTAAAGCTTGTTGAGCTTCTAGAGAAAAAGTAGACGGATCTTTTGGGATGTCTTCTTCTTTTGGTTCTACCCCCATTTGCTCACATATCTCAAAGTACTGTTCTACGGATACACCACCGCCATGCAAGCTTATCTGAAGGTAGTCTCTTAGTTTTTTTCGTTAGTCTCGGTCTTTTTCTTTGAGAACTGCTCAAAGTCATTCATTGTATCAGTAACAAACTGGTCAAAGATAGTAGAATTTTTGAGAAGTTCAATAGCATCTTCACTACTATAATCAATATTTTCTTCACCGTCCATTCCTGAAATGTCAACAGGCATCAAAGCAGGCATATGCTTTACTTTAAGACCTTTCCAGCCAATAATAGCTTTTTCAGCGTAGTTTTCTAAAAAGCGGTCATTATCCACTTCTTCTTCTCGCTGACGGGTACGTTTATTAAATTTATAGGTAAGTGATGCGTTTCTGACTTTCATCAAGTCTTCGCGTGTAAGATAATTAAGATTAACCTCAAACCCTTCAATGTCTGGAAATTCTGCCCAGACAGAAGATTGTGTGGCGATCATATTTTTAATTTTACTCATGGTTTTCCCTCATAGTGTAAGTGCCCATCACATATCTGCTCTTCGTAGGTGAGGGGGAACCTTGAATCGCAAGTGATGGACACTCTCTGGTTAAAATAGTAATGTTCCCCCTCAGAAACATTTAGTTGTTAAGACTTTTTAGCAAAGATAGAAACTTCTCCACCATCGCCCTTAGAAGCTGTAGGCTCTTGACCAACAAAGTTGACACTCATTGAAATAACGTCATCAGTGGCAATTGATGGAAACTCGAACTGAGTTGCATCAAGTTGGAATGCTACATAAGGAGCAGTTGTCCCGCCAATAATAAGGTTGGCATTAGAAGTTTGTGCAGAAGAAGTTCTTGAATCTTCTGAAATGTTACGTAAGAATCCAGCAGACTCAAGGTCACCAGTACGAAGATACATAGTAGCGGAACCTGTTACTGCACGAGTCCCTGTGAACTGACCAATAGGCTCATTGAGAGCAGAAAGTTCTTCAGGAGTTAAGTAAGTAGTATTGTTGTTATAGTCAAAGCTTAAGGCTGTGACTGGGAACGTAAACTTTTCATCTGAAGCGCCAGCAGAAGCTTGATGGTGGAATTCAATAGCACTCAAACGATTTTTGATAAACGAGTTTGTACCTATTGATCCTGCAACGTTCATCTGATTAAATGGATGATAAGAAGCTTCAGCTACTGCTGTGTGATCAAGAGTGTGAACATTTGAATTAGCTGTTACTGATGACCCATCATTAAGAATTCCTCCAAACACTGAAATAGCATTGTTACGGGGAGTTCCTGTTACCTCTTTAAGAGTGGTTCCGAAACCGGCCCAAGTTACTGTAGCAATTTCTTCGATACCAGCATCAACAGTTGCCTGATTGACAGTTGCATTTGAAACCTGATAAATAACGTTATCAAGTTTAAAGTATAAGTGATTCTCAACTGCTGTTGAGAAATTAGATCTTGTAGAGTGCGATCCTGTTCCAGCAGCTACATTTGTTGTACGTAACTTACCGCCAGTTTCCCAAACAGATTGTTCATCTGCTGCTCCGCTAGCAACTTTAGTATTAGATACAAGTGATTGCCACATAAACCAGTCAGCAACAGGTTTAACATTTCCAGTAGCATTGGTGGCAGCAGTGGTTGTATTAGCAGCCGCACCAGTTTCGACACCAGTAGGACGTAAGTAAACTTGGAAGTTCCAGTCTACGGGATTAATAGCAGTATTAAAACGCTGCTGTGAACGATCTGGGTTTGTACCCGACTCAAGTGATGTAATGTCCTGTGTTGCGGCAGAGGATGTTACAGCAAAACCAGCTAACACTTCAAGTTTCCAAGTGTTCGATGGAGTCATAGCTGTTACTTGCGCACCGTTGAGTAAATCAACGGTTGAAAAGAACACTTCGGAATTTCTCTGTAGATTAAGAGATGCCATGTTATTTCTCCTTAAAAGTTCAGTCTATAGACTGTTGTTAATTCAATTTCTGCCAGACCGTATGGATGAGCTAAACCTTCGTCAGTTGAAATATTATCTATAGTTATATCTTGTATTCCAATGTCAGATTTATCTTCCAATGAGTAAATTACATGTTCGATATCTTGAACTAGGTCATCGGCTAGACTTTGAGAATTATCTTCTCCATATACATATGCTCTTATAGTAACGTCTAATGTCGCTACCGTCAAATCTTTAGAGTTAAAGTTTCTGATTTCGGTACCAGCAGATACGTAAACCGCTGGAAAATCATTTACTTCATCTAAGAACTTTAACTTTCTATACACATTAGTAAATAGATTTGTATTATAGGAGTAAACACCGTCATAGGTAGAGACTCCTCCATCAATATTTCTTAGCTGTGTAACAACATATTCAACGATTTCTTTTCTTCTAGACGCCATTATATTCTCACTACTCTAAAAGCCCTAGAAAAAGCTGCGATAGCTACTTCTCTAATAGTACCATCTATAAGTTCTCTGGGATCGCGGGATGTAGCTTCGTGAACTCTGTAAACTGGGTCATAAAAATATTTTATAGTATTTGTTTTATAATTCAAGTAGGCAATTTGAAAACTATTTGCAAAACGGCCTGTCCTATATGTAAGAACCTCATCACTTAACGGAGGACCTCGCCTCGGTCCTTTTGGCATTTTTTGGATAAACTTTTTACGAACGATTTCGGTAAGTTGTACTTTTGAAATGAATCTTTGCTGTAAATTTCTTTGCTCTTTAGGTAGTTTAGCAGTTATTGTGCCTCTTGCATATTTAAGAGGAGGACTTTCTCCTTCATAATCCATACGAGAAATAAATCTTCCTGTTGATACATCTCTATTTCTTACTCCTGCTAGTGCTAAGGTAGCTACTCCATCTACATATTCTTTATCTGTAAAAGTTTCAAATATTGCTGCCTCTACAGCTTTAGAGTGCTGTTTAACTAAGTTATTCATTACAGATGCTCTAATCTGCGCACTTAAAGCTACAGCATTTTGTGTTTTAGAAGGTAAAACTGAGTAATTCATAGTTGCAGGATTAAATAGTTCATCTTTCGACATCCTAAATTCAAAAATAGCTGCTGAACGTTTCCCATTAATGGTTAAAACTAGAGGAAATAAAAGTATACCTGCTTTAGATATAAGGTTATTTGTAA